ATCAAATGTTAAACTGCAATTGTAATGTTCAAATAGATATAGAAAATTTAGAAACCAAAAAAGTTGACACGATACACAAACATAATTTGGTAGTGACCAGCGGAAAAAATCTGATTCGGGATTTACTAGGAATAGTCGCAGGAGTGACAGGACTAAATTATTTTGCGATAGGAACAGACAACACGGCAGTAGTGGTCGGTGATACAACTTTGGGTACTGAAGTATTTAGAGATGTGTTTACAAGCAAGACGTATGCGGCGGGTCAAATAATAATAAAATATTTTTTAGCCAGCGGAAGCGCAAATGGAAACACGTTGACTGAGGCAGGATTATTTGGTGATGACGCTACAGGAGCGGCGGACAGTGGAACATTATTTGCAAGAGTAGTGCACTCAGGAGTTGCTAAAACATCAAGCATAGCAATAACATATACATGGACAATAACAATTAGTTAAAAAGGAGGGGTTAGATGGCAACGAACGGATATAATAGATCTGATTTGACAACGGGAGATGTGTTGACAGAAGTTAAAATAGACAACATCGATAACGGAGTATTTAATGCATATTTTCAATCTGAAGCGACAACACTGCTCGACGGAGTTACATTAACTCTAACATATACAGCAGGAGATTTAACAGAAGTCTTAGAAAAAACTTCGGGTGCTGTAAATATAAGACGAAGTACTTTGACATACAGTGCTGGTAATCTTAGTACAGTTAACGTAAAAATATATGAGACCGATGGGTCAACAGTAGACACAGAATATACAGATACTTTAACATACACAGGTAGTGACCTAACGTCAGTATCAAGGAGCGTGAGTTAATTGGGAGCAGTTGAATTAGGATTTTTAGGAGCAATAAAAAGTAAATTGGCAAAAAGATACACAGCCTCTGGCAGTACAATAAATGCTACAGATTTAGTTAAAATAATAAACACTACAACTGTTACAAAAGATGATTTAGTAGAACTTATAGGTCCAGACGATTTTGAAGAAGCGGGTGTTGCATATGTTAGTGCTTGTTTGATAGACACAGATAAAATAGCAGTAGCATATAGAGATGAAGGAAATTCAAATTACGGAACATGCGTAATCGGAACAACGGACGGAACTTCTTTTACTTGGGGAACACCTGTAGTTTTTGAAAGCGCTAGTACAAATTGGATAGCAATATGTAAAACAGACACAAATAAAATAGCAATAGCTTATGAAGATGCTGATAATTCAAGCTATGGTACGTGTATTGTAGCAACAATTTCAGGAACAGTACCAACTTTCGGAACAGCAGTTGTTTTTGAAAGTGCTAGTACTATTGTATATGGTATAATCGCAAGCGACACAGATAAAATAGCAATATCTTATAGAGATAATGGTAATTCAAATTATGGTACATGTATTGTAGCAACAATTTCTGGAACAGTACCTTCATTCGGAACCGCTGTTGTTTTTGAAAGTGCTACTACAAGTAATTCAAGAGTCTGTAAAACAGACACAGATAAAATAGCAATAGCTTATACTGATTCTGGTAATTCAAATTATGGTACATGTATTGTAGCAACAATCTCAGGAACAGTACCAACGTTTGGTACAGCCGTTGTTTTTGAGAGTGCTAGTTCAGATTCATGCTCTATTACAGATATAGATACAGATAAAATAGCAATAGCTTATAGAGATAATGGTAATTCAGGCTACGGAACATGTATAATAGCAACAATCTCAGGAACAGTACCAACGTTTGGTACAGCCGTTGTTTTTGAGAGTGCTAACGCTAGTTATAACTCAATAGGAACTATTACTACAAGTTTGATAGCTATTAGTTTTTACGATGGAAATAATACTGACGTTGAACTAATTACAGCAACAATTTCAGGAACAGTACCAACGTTTGGTACAGTTGTAAACGCAGACGACGGGGGAGGGTTATACACCTCGCTTGTTGTATTAGACACTAGCAATGTCGTAATAGCATATGAATCTTTTGCTCCTAGCAATTATGGTACAGCAGTACAATATAATATTTTGAGCGAAGATGATCTTAACGGAGTTGCAATATCAGAAGAGAGCGCTACTAGTAGATATATAGCAGTACAACCACTTGTAACATAGAAAAAAAAAAGGAGAGATTAAAATGGATATTTTATTAAATAAGAGTAATGTAATAGTTGACTTTGGGGTAATTACAGAAGAAGGGGTATTTGTACTAGTAGATGATAACAGATATATGAAACATACACATATAATTAAATACAATCAAGATGAAAACTTAGTATTTGAAATTCAAAAACATAAATTGGTCGACGGAGTAATTGTAGACAACGAAAAATACGTGGAGGAAATCTAGATGAATGATAAGCATTTACTTGAGATTATTGATAGACTAGCAAGAATAGAAACAAAATTAGATAATACAATAAATGACGTTGATCAGTTAAGAGACAACAACAAGTGGATGTGGAGAGGTGTAGTAAGTGCAGTAATAAGCGTTATAGTGATAATCGTTAAGGATGTGATATTATGATACACGTTAAAAAGACTATAGCATTATCTTTAGTAGCAACTTTAGTGATAGGAGCAATAATTGAGTTATTATATACTAAAAAACTAAGCGAATACCTAATTTCAAGTGCGGGCCTGATCATAGGATACTATTTTGGTCGCGGGAGTGTGGAAAAATCGATTTAAATGCACTTTCTGAGCGATTCTAGAAAACAAGGTATATTTACATTAGCGACATGCTTGATGGCCCCATATGGGCCTTCTCGTGAGTCGTTTTTTTTTAAGGAGGTATAAAAAATGTCAATTTTTAACATTACTGAACAATTAAAACCTAAACACGGGCTTAAATCATTACGAAAAGTTGATTATATAGTAATACATCATATACAAGCCAAAAATGCAACTTGGCAGGATATAAACAATTGGCATAAAAACAACGGCTGGTCTTGCGCCGGATACAATGAGTATATCAGAAAAGACGGGACAGTATATATAATGAGAGGAGACCACGTAGGAGCCCATTGTTATGGATTTAATAGTTACAGCTATGGAATAGCGCTCGAAGGTGATTTTCAAACAGAACATATAAATCAAGTACAATATGATAAATTAATAGAGCGTATAAAATTTCATCAATCTAGATTTAAAGATTCGCAAGTTAAAGGTCACGAGGAATTAGGTTCCACAGCTTGCCCTGGAAAAAACTTTCCTCTTTATCAACTCAAAAAAGATCTTAAAAAAGAGTACACAATTGACGAGTCGATACAAATTTTGGTCGATCACGGAATAATCAAAAGTCCAAAATATTGGTTAGCGAATGCTAAAAGAGATAAAGTTTGCAACGGTTTATACGTGCAATATTTAATTCAAAACTTCGCAAAGAAATTATAGGAGGCCCTCGGGCCTCGCTTTTTTTTGTCTATATTGCACAAAAAATAATATAAAGTTTTGTGTAAAAAAGTATAGACTTGAATATAAAAAATATGGTATAATTAATTATAGGGTAAAACAAAGGGGGAAATTAAAATGAGAAATTTAAAAGGAAGCGAAAAACAAATTAAATGGGCTAATGATATATTAAATAGAATGAATATTGCAAACGAAGTTTGGAAAGAATCTATAGAAAAAGCAAACTACAAAAAAGAAGAAACTAGACAAAAAGCAAGAGAACAAGTAGCAGCACTAATTGAAGAATTAAATAGTAATGACAACAGTAGTGACATAATCAATAAATATAGTCATAATACAAAATGCTTAGAACATACAATATTATATATGTATGACTTAGCAAGAGAAAAAGCTCAAAGAGAAAATACAGATTTAAGCTTATCAAAGACCGCGTCTTACATTGATAAAAACATCGAAGAGTTAGTTGAAAAATATTCATAAAAAGTATTGACAACAACATAAAAAATATGATATAATTAATATATAAGGTAAAAACAAAGGGGGAAATTAAAATGAAAAATGGTGTAACAGCACTTCACTTGGTAGAAACTGTAGAAGAAGCAAAAAAACTTATAGAAGCAGGTGCAGATGTTAACGCTAAAGATGAAAGAGGGAACACTCCTCTACACTTCATAGAAAGTGTAGAAATTGCAAAGCTACTTATAGAAGCAGGAGCTGATATTACCGCTAAAGATTGGTTTGGATTCATACCAGCAGACATCGCAAGAGATGACGAATTAGAAAAGTTATTGACACCATAGTGAAAACTATGATATAATAATATTAGAACCTTGAAAATTAAATTTAAACCTCAAACATAATGAATTCGCAAAAAGCGAAATATACCTCGAGGGCGAGAGCCGGCTAGGGGGAGCGGAAGTGGATGAGGAATATAAAAAGGAGAGTGATAAAATATGAAATCAATTGTTAAATTCAGCAAAAGCAAACTCGGAATGTACATCGAGGGATTCATTAGTTACGATATAATAGACTTCTTGTTATCACTGATCGGATTAAAATAAAAAGGAGAGTGATCATTGTGGCAGTAATATTATTAATTGGCTCTATAATATTTGCAAGTATAATGATACATATAGATTTTAAAAATTTATAAAAGGAGATGATAAAATGATAACGAATTTTCAAGGCTGGGGAAACATTAGAATTGAGAAAGCGCCTAAACGTACTAAAAGAATAAACTATGTTTTAGATTTAACAGATAGATCGACAAATAAAAACGACTTGATAAATAGAGATTTAGACTCTTATAGAGAGTCTAAAAAGCAAGACGTAGGAAATGAAGTAAAGAAGGGATGGGGTAAAAAATGAAATTAATAATAATGTTAATGTTTAGTGTAATAAGCATCATTGTGATAATACAGTGGTGCAATGTAGTATTAAAAAAAGGAGGTAATTAATATGGACTGGATTCAAAAAACGGAGAAGTACTTTCGTAAAAAAGACGAAATATATAATAAAAGAAGTAAAATAATAGACGATATGTTGACAAAATATAGCGCTAGGAGCATACGAAAATTAAATCCTGATGAGATGACTACTAAGGATTTAGGACTACTTAAAGAAACGCTTAAACGACATGTTTATAACCCAGAAAGTTTTTATACAAATTTATGGAGGTGATTAAGATGGAAGTCTTAAGACAGAGGTTTTGGAAGATTAGAAGAAAAATTTGCTGGCTGATGAGTCAGCAACTGTACGTTAGCAAGAAAGAATATTATAAATTAGAAATGAAAATAATTAGACTTAAAGAAATCGATAAAAAAATAACTGACAGAATGAGGAGGCGTAAATATGATTGACTTTTTAATAATATTAATAACAATTGTGACTGTTTATTTTATTATAATATTATATTACGAATTAGAAAGGAGTTTTAAAAAATGACTATTTATTGCAAAAAACACGATATTGCAAATTGCGAAAAATGTTTTGGTATACAAAAAGAACAAGTGTTAGATACAAAATTATTCAACGAATGTAAAACAACAGCACCTAGAACTAAAAAAATAGGAGGAACATGGCAAAGCGTTTATGGGATAGTGATAAAATAAGGAGGGTTATTATGAAAAAATTATTATATGTTTTTATAGCAATAACTGCATTAGCATTGTTGTCTGGATTTAAAGTAGATGTTAAAGAAGATGTTAAAGAAGAAAAAGAAGTTAAAAAAGTTGAAGTTAAAGAAGAAAAAGAAGTTAAGAAGGTTGATGTTAAAATGGCAAATATCAAAAATCAATTTTCAGTTTGGAACGGAGAACATAGATTTAGCGTTAAAATAATAAAGAAATCTTTAAATAATCCTTCCAGTTTCAAACATGTTAGCTCAAAATATCTTGTAAATAATAAAGACGAACTTAGAGTTTTTGTAACATATAGAGCAACAAACGCGTTTGGAGTTTTAATAAAAACAACAAACGGTTTTGTATATGATTTGAATAAAGATGGTACTATTAAAAAATTAAAAGAAATACAATAGGAGGATTTATGATAGAATGGATAGCAACGATGATGTCGATCGCAGGAAACATTTTTGTGAATAGAAAAAATATAACTGGGTTGTATATTTGGTTAGTAGGATCATTAATTTGGGTAATAATTGCTATACAAAATTTTAATTGGGCGCAGGTCGCTCTGTTTGGAGTCTACACAATATTAAACATAGAAGGGATTATCAAATGGCGGAAAAAATAAAGTTATATAAACATCAAGTAGATATCTTATCACAAACAAAAGACTATAACAAAGTTGCATACTACTTAGATATGGGACTAGGTAAAACATTTATAGCGTCCGAAAAAGCAAAGCAACTTAAATTACCTATTTTGGTTATATGCCAAAAATCTAAAATACAAGACTGGGAAAACCACTTCAATAAATTCTACAAACTCGAAGTAGACGTTATAAATTACGATTCAGTTTGGAGAAGAGATAAATACAAAAAAATGAAAGATTATACTCTTATATTAGATGAAAGTCAGTATATTAAAACAGCAACTTCTAAAAGAACAAAATATATACAAAAATTGAATTTCACAAATTTGATATTACTGTCAGGAACACCAGTCGCGGGTAAGTACGAAGAGTTACACACTCAAATAAAATTACTCGGATGGAACATAACTAAAAAACAATTCTGGGAAAATTACGTAAATTACACAATATTTATAGCAGCAGGTATACCAATAAAAAATGTTACAGGTTACAAGAACATCCCTCATTTGAAAAAAATGTTAAATAAATACGGTGCAGTATTTATGAAAAGCGAAGAAGCATTAGAATTACCCGAGCAGTTAGAGAAAAACATTGAAGTTAGAGAAAGTAAAGATTATAAATACTATAATAAACATAGTATTTTAAATGACATGATAGGAGACACACCGATTAAAAAACTTTTACATTTAAGACAACTAACAAATTCAAAAGAAAAACAAGACGCGCTAATAGATATTATAGAGTCGACTGAAGACCGACTTATAATTTTCTACAACTTTAAACAAGAATTTGAAGAGCTTAAGAAAATTATAAAGAAAAACATTTCTTGGGTAAACGGAAATGGAACTAATTTGGACGCTTATAACAAATACTCTAATTCAATAACTCTCGTGCAGTATCAGTCCGGGGCAAGCGGGTTGAATTTACAAAAAGCTAATAAAATAATATACTATTCATTGACATTATCAGCAGACTTATATATGCAATCTAAAAAAAGAACGCATAGAATAGGTCAAACGAAAACATGTTGGTATTATCATTTACTGACAGGGATAGAATTAGAAATACTAAAAGTTTTACAAAAAAGAGAAGATTATACTATAAAATTATTCGAGAGGTGATGATATGATTGAAGGAAGTGAAGTTATTTCAAATGATTTAAATGTAACATTTCAGGTTGGAGACGAAATAATAGAAGCAACGTTATTAGATTCATTTGAATTTGAAGACGAAATATTTATGATTATAAAAAATCAAAATGGATTTCTAGTCATAAAGAGACATTTGAGTGATGAAGAAGTTGAGTTAGCTGAAATAGAAGACATAACAAAAGTACAAGACACTTTATTTAATAAGTTATTGAAATTAGGTTTGATAAATAAGAAAGGGGAATTAACATGATGATATTTATAGACGAAGCAACGGGATTATACGAAATACACTTAGATGATCATATTGTAATAACACGAGATTTAGAAAAAGCTTTAGAAAAAATACGAAGAAATGAAGAAGCGGCATGACTCCTGAAACTAAATTCAAAAATAAAGTTAAGAAATGGTTAGACAAAAATGGAATATATCACATTCCTTACGGCGCGTCTATGTACACAAAATCCGGGGTGCCGGATACGCTAATGTGTGTCAAAGGTAAGTTTATTGGTGTAGAATTTAAAGCTGAAAAAGGAAAACTTAGTGAAATACAAAAATATCAAATTGAACAAATAAGGAATGCAGGCGGAGTGGTGTTCGTCTTATACCCAAAAGATTTTGAAGATTTTAAAAAAAAGATTGAGGAGATGATTAAATGATAATTGGGATTATGGGTAAAGCTCGAGCAGGAAAAGATACTTTAGCAGATCTTATGAAAGAAGAATTAGAACGAAAAGACAAAAGTGTTATAATTCTTAGATTTGCAGATTTATTAAAATGGATAGCAGAAAAAGAGTACGGTTGGGACGGTTCGAAAGATGAAAAAGGAAGAGACTTATTAATTCAAGCATCTAAAGATATAAAAGCCGAAGATGATAATTTCTTTTTAGATTATGTAATGATGTTAATAAAAGTTTTATACTTCAATATGGATTTTGTTATTATAACAGACGTTCGATATAAAATCGAGTATGATAGAATAAAAACAACTAAAAATTATAAATTTATTAGAATACGAGGTTTGAATCAGTTAAACTTAGATGACGAAAGCGAGACTCAATTAGATAATCATTCTGTAGATTTATATGTTAATAATTTTGGAACAATGAATGATTTAAAAATAAGAGCAAAATATTTAGTCGAGGAGGTATTATAATGTTGCCAGAAAACAAGAAAAGAGAAGTTTCAATTAATATGGCGCCTGATTTGTGGATTTACGGAAATAGTTACACAGGAAAGACAGTATTTGTAAACAGCTTTGATAATGTACTTATGCTAAACACTGACGGGAATGTAGATCATATTAATAGTCCGATTTTAAGAATCAAAGACCAAATTACACAGCAGGGTAGATTGACTATTAGAAAATATGCTTGGTTAAACTTTAAAGAAATTGTGACTGAACTAGAAAAGAAAGAAAATACTTACGAAACAATCGCAGTCGACTTATTAGAAGATTTATACGAACATTGCAGAGTCTATATGTATGATAAGTTAAAGATTGAACATGAAAGCGACGCACAATTTGGAAAAGGTTATGATATGGTAAAGACAGAATTTTTATCGACATTAAAGAGACTAAAAAACATTGGTTATCAAGTAGTGTTTATCTCAAAAGAAGTAAAGCAAGAATTGCGAAAAGCGGGGGTACCGCAAACCTGGTTTAGACCGAACTTACCTGAAAAAATTATAAATGTAATTGAAGGTATGGTTGATATAACTACTAGAGTAACAGCTGAAGGCACTAAGAGATATCTGAATTTTAAAGCGTCCGAAACTACGACGGGAGGTGGTAGGTATAATTTTAGAGTCGACAAAGTTGAACTGAATAAAACAGCATTTTTGGAATTAATTAAAAATACGAAAATTTAAAGGAGAGATTTTATCATGGGATTTTTTGATGGAGATTTTGATTTAGAAGCGTTTAAGGCAGATTTTGAAAAACTAAACGAGGTTAAGAAAGAATATGCAGAAGTGGAAGCTGGGCAATATGAAGTTAGAGTCATAGGTCTTGAGCTTGGAAAAACAAAAGATGGAAGTAAAGATATGGTAAAAGTTAGGTATCGAATAATAGCTGGGAAAAACACAGGTAGTTATTTGTTTCAAAATCAAGTAATCACAAAAGGTTTTCAAATTAAAATTATAAACGATTTGTTAGAAAGTTTTGAGAGCGGTTTGGACATAGAATTTAAAGATCAATATCAATGGTTAGATTTAATTGACAAAGTAAAAATTGCAATCGAAGATAAAGAGTACGGACTAGAGTACGGCGAAAACAACAAAGGTTTCAAAACATTTAAAATCACAAATGTATTTTAGGGGGATTCTTCCCCCGGATCGGGGGCAATATGTTAATAGTATATGACTTTGAGGTTTTTAAATATGATTGGTTAGTAGTATTCATAAATTTAGTTGATAATAAAACTACAACGATATCAAATAATAGAGATGAACTTAAAGAGTTTTATGAAAAAAACAAGGGTAGTATATTTGTTGGTTATAATTCAAGACATTATGATCAATATATTTTTAAAGGTATTTTATTAGAAATAGATCCTCACGAACTTTCAAAATTTATAATAGAAGAAGGAAAGTTCGGATGGGAATACTCTAATAAACTAAACAAAATAGAATTAATAAACTTCGATATTAAAATGAGCCTAAAAAGTTTAAAAGAATACGAGGGGTATTTTGGTAATAACATAATGGAATCTAGCGTTGATTTTACTATAGATAGAAAATTGACCGATGATGAAATTAAAGAAACTGAAAAATATTGTATACATGACGTTGAACAAACAGTCGAAGTATTAACTTTACAAAAAACAGAATTAATGGCTATTATAAAATTAGTACAAATGTTTGCATTGCCGAAAAGTTATGTATCAAAAACAAAAGCTAATCTGGCGTCTATAATTTTAGGTTCTCAAAAAGAATTTAGAAATGACGAATTTAATCTTAAATTTTGTGATACTATTAAATTAGACAAATACAAATATGTCTTAAATTGGTATGATCAAAATCGTGAGTATGATAAAAAATTAGAAACTGAGATAGATGGTGTACCTACAATTTTTGCTTGGGGAGGGTGTCATGGAGCAATTGAGCATATAAAAGAAGAAGGAATAATTGTAAATTGTGATATAACGTCTTATTATCCTCAGTTAATGATTGAATATGATTTTCTAAGCAGGAATGTTAAAAATAAAGAATTG